AGTTCCCGTTGTGTTGATGAAATCAGTTCCATTAAACAACGCCAATACATCTGTGTACGTTGCGTCCAGTGCAGAATCTTCTCGTACTGTTACGTTGGTTTCTGTTGACAACGTAATATCCATATCTCTATTATATGTACGAGAGGTTGTTACTGCATCTCTATTTCGTTTTGTATTTGCACCACTTAATTTTGTGGGTTTGTCGAGAGATACTTTTTTGCGTTCTATTAAATTTGGTTCTATGATAATACCCGACCCCAACGTTGTTTTTGCAGGAACTAACATCTTTGCCTGTTCAAACAACACCGGTGATATCTTGTCAAAGAATCTAACAAATTGTGGTATATTTACAGGAACACTATAGAATTCATTATAATATGCTTTGAATGCTTCCAAATCAGGATAACTATTTTTATATCTATTACCCGGATATCCTATCTTATCTGTTATATTGACATTTCCCAACGAACGGATTATCAAATTGTTTGTAGCATCTGTGGGTGATACAAAAAATCCAATAAACTTTTTCGATTGCGGTTGTGATTTACGAGCCTCGACGGAAACTATACTCTTTGTTCTACTCAATAGAGGTTCACCCAATGGTGTGGTTTCCAAAAATACAGGAGGTGGTTGAACGATAATTTTGTTACTTCCGTATACAGAAGCACCCGCATTTGTCGTGTATTGATTTACTCGTCTAGTAATACGCGACATTTGATATGGGAACGTTGGTGCATCTATAAATCCATACGCAATAATATTACTCAAATTTGGTAATAGTGGTTTTGTAGGATCAGAAACACCATCAACGTTCTTATATGGAGTATCGTTACTCGTACTACCATACCATAAGTTTTGTGGTTTGTGGAATGACAATCGGACATATAAATTTTCTGCGGATGACCAATATGCATTACCAGCAAATGTTCCGGGATTTAATGTTTGATTTAAGAAATTAACATCATTAATTTCTTCACCCCAGATACGAACTTCGTCTACCGTTCCATCAAAATTATTGAGAGATAATGATCCAGAACCTCCCAAGTACATATTATGCGTTAATGGGAGGGAGTCTCGTAAATATGATGAAGTTGTATACATACTTGATGTATATAATATTTCTTCTCCATCCGATTTAGCGACTTGTAAATTTACACTGGATGTATTGTATCGTAACATTACATCGAAATAATCACCACCAAAATAATCACTATAACTACTACTTAGTATTACTTCACCAATATTATTGGTAACTTCAATTCTTCCCAATACAGAAGATCCTGAAGGATGTGTATTCAATTTCATGTGCCACAAATCATCACCATTTGCCAATGTAGTTATCTGTGGTGTTGTTGAGGCAAATCTAAATTGAATGGTACTTACTTCTCGTAATGATTCGGATAGTGGTAACTTTAGATATGATCCGGAATTGAAATTCAACGCGTTCGTTACTTCGTCAAATATTTCAAAACTTGCAGTTGTTGGTGTGTCAGTTTCTCTGATTGAAACAATTTGCTCGTTTAATCCAAAAATATTCAATAGTGCCTGTAACGATGTTCTCGTTCCTTTAATACGATTTAAATATAAAGAATTGTGTAAGAATCGTTTAAATAATTCGGTGGTTAATTCTCTACGTTTTACCAAAGAAGTGGAATCAGTTATGTAGTTATACAAACTATCCATAGCATGTGGGTTTACCAAGTTCATTCCAAATGCTTTGGAAACATCCCATACCAAATCTTGCGATAATCCTTCGGTTGCATTAACTTTTCTATCGTATATATTCACCATTTGTTCGATATACAATCGAATGTTATCGAAGAAATGGCCAATCATCTTTGTAAATACAACAAAATCTTCGGACTGAGTATCTGCTTGTAAATACGAAGGAATACTATTTGAAATTACCTGTGCATTAAATTCATCGTATCGTTGTGCGATAGCACTTTGCGTTGTATACCAATCTATCGCAGTCGTATCTGTTGGAAGTTGTAACGTTCCATCCTCACGTTTTGGCCAAGTTCCCAAAGGATTATATTCTGTTCCGTTATCGGTCCAATACACACTCGCACTATACGAACTTCCGGAATCATAGAACAGATATCTTTCATATCCATCAAACCCACGGATAATTTCTTCCATTTCCAACGCAGCTTTCTTAGATCCTTCTTGTAAATACAACGATGCGGACGGAAGTTCTTGTGCACTAAGTATTGTTACTGTAGATCCTGTTGATATAAGTAACGATCCACTCGGTGGTAATATTGTTGTTGGACTCGCGTACGATGATGATGGACTGGTTACTACAACCGGTGACGAAATTAACAATGCAGTAGTTCCAAACACAGATCCAGTTGCCAGTCCACCCAAATATCTGGAGTTTTGTTCTAGTTCGTATAATCTCAATAACTTTTGTCTGAATGACTTGAGTCGCATTTCAGCCGAACTAAATCGAACGAAATTTTTATAATTTGTATAATCTACATTTAACTCTACAGAACGATAATCATCTGTATACCAACGTCTCAGTATTTCGTTTGCGTAACTATAATTTCCATAAACATCTTCGACACCCTCTACACTAATTCCAATACTTTGAAGAGTTTTATTTCGTAAAATATTTGCTGCGGAATTTAATACTTTAATGTCGTTGTTTAATGGACGCAACCATAAACTAGTATCTTGTAATGGTTCGATGTCAATTTTTATCGTATCAACAACCGTATTTGCAACTTCTCTACTAAGTAAAACATCTTGTCCAACGTCGAAATTTAAATCCAACGGTTCTAATAATTTGATTAATAGTTTAGTACCGTCATTAGGATCTAATTTCCAATTAATTAAAATACGTTGTACGTCATCACCGAAGTTTAATAAAGTTTTTAAATATCGTTCCGGATCGTTAAAGTTTTGTACTATCGTTCTAATTTTTTGTTGTAGAACACTAATCATTGCTTCTCGCAATGGTACTAAAACAGGATCATACGGTATAACACGAATATCTAATGGGATTGTTGTTTGGGAACTATCCAAATCTTCATTAAACAATCGAACAACTAAATTAATAGATGTACTACTCGGTTGTGGTGGAGTTGGTGGTAATTGTGCGTAATCATCAAACGAAGTAATACCTTGACTCAATCTATATCGAACAACACGTTCCATTTCCAGCTGTGCCAACTGTTTCGGCGTGTATACCGTTGACTGCGACGCATCAGCACTTACCTGTGAGGTGGTTATCATATAGATAAGTCCCACGGGTTGTCCTTCTATCAAATTTCCTGTTAACTGTCCTGTTTGATATTGTCCAATAGTCTGTTGTGATCCTGGAATTTCTGGATCAATGAATGCCACGTTTCCACTCGTAGTACGTATTGTAACTACGTTTGGAAAACGTGCAATTATTTCATTATACGCTGCAATGTTTTGTATATCGGCATCGGATATAGTTGTCATATTAATTCAACTAAATTTTATATTAGATTTGCTGTTACTACACCACCTTCCTCAACTGTACCACCACCTACCGTTCCTGTCAATAATGTAGTTTCCACCTCAGTAGCGCTACCACCACCCCCACTACCACCACAACTACTCGATTCATATTGTTCTGTTCCACAACTACCATTAGTTGCTTCTACAATGTAAGTTGTAACTGTACCGTATCCACCAGTTACAGGTATACATCGAATTATTCTTCCGGCAGGTTCACAGGTAATACACGACCCATCATTTCTATTAGCTAATGGATTATAGTTGGCTGCATTAACATCCGTACATCCATCTATAATTTTTTCATAGATACACTCAACTCCTACATTTGAAGTCGCGTTTGGATTGTAATTGGTTGCAGTCGAATCCGTACATCCATATACTTCAATTCGTTCACCTGTGCAACTATCCGCGTAGTCATAAGTAACCCCACAATTTCCATCAGCGGTAGCTATTAAGTATTGTACCTTTCCACCGAGATTTATATTAATATTTAATCCAGCGGATATCGTTCCCAAATCAAATCCAATCTGCGTACATCCCAATCGTGTTCCAGCGGCAGGACATGTAATTGTATAACACGAACCATCATCTCTATTAGCAAATTGATTATAATTTGCAGCTTTAGGATCCATACATCCCGTTACCACAGGTGTACATGGCCCTGATTGTGTTGCTCGTGGATCGTAATTGAGTGCACTAGGATCCATACATCCGATAATAGGGTATACACATGAACCATCATCCGTATTTGCTCGTGGATTATAATTGTTAGCTGCCGTATCCGTACATCCTCGGACTTCACAGTCACAACTTCCATCATCAACAGTAGCTAATGGGTTATAATTAATACATTCAGGTCTTGTACACCCACCGACTCTACGAGTAAATACCAGTTCCGGCGCACATCGTGTATCACATCCAGAAGGACATGTTCCTGTTGTATTTTGGATATATCTACACACTACCGCGTATCCATTATCGTCTACTGGTCCTTGTGATGCAATTTCACCTTCAAGACTACACGGAGCTCCTGGTGGGCATTGTGGGATACAACACGAATCGTTTGGACACGGTACTATGTTTGGTGACGGGTCATAATTTGCTGATATAGGGTTCTTACATCCTATAAATACACAGGTCCCATCATCTCTCGTCGCAGAACGGTTGAAGTTTGCAGCTTGTGGATTTGTACATCCATATACATGATACTGACACGGATTGTTTATATCATTTTGTGTAGCTAATAAATTATAATTTATTGCAGCTGTGTCCATACAACCAACAATTACTGGAAGTACGCAACTTCCATCATCTACCGTCGCCAATGGATTATAATTGGTTGCACCAGCTCGTGTACATCCAGGTATGGGGTCATCCACCGATCTGTCGTATTCGCACGTACCGTCATTTGCATTTGCTCGTGGATTATAATTAAAAGCAGATATGTCAGTGCATCCAAATACCCGTGTATCTTCTCTTGGTATACAAACGCCATCGACATTTGCACTTGGATTGTAATTTGCTGCGTTTATATCTCGGCATCCAACAACTATAGGAATACACGAACCATCGTTTACCGTTGCTTGTGGATTATAATTCAAAGAATCAATTACTGTACATCCAGGTGTTTCTCTTGGTGTTATAACTACTGTTCTACACGACCCGTCGTCAACGTTTGCTGCTGGATTGTAATTAGACGCATTTGGATTGGTACATCCGATTACTTTTTGAATACAACTTCCGTCGTTATTCGTTGCCTTTCGTGAATAATTTAGAGCAGTAGGATCTGTACATCCCAGATATATCAATGGTGGTGGAAGAGGTCTGTCAATCGGTGGTGGGGGTGGTGGGGGTGGTAGTCTAATAACTTCGGCGGTTGCGGTGAAATTAATTTTTGATGGTATCAATCCAGATGGTAATGTTTCCAGAACACTTATATCATATGATACTGTAAACGTCTTTGATTCTTTTGGTTCCAATACTATTTGATTTGGTGTAATAGTTGCACCTTCAAAGGTATCATCAATTAAAACTGTTATTCTGTAATATTCCGCAACATTAGTTATCGTAACTTGTTGAGATTGTATGTTACGTGTTCTTAACTTATATGCCGCTTCAACTTGTTGTGTTGAAAATTGTAAATAATCAGCCGCTTGTGCCATAAACTACCTCAAATTAATTGAATTTTACCTTGGACTAACAGACCAATGTTATTATTAATAAATGCATTATCAACCGCACGTTCTACTAATATATCTAGTTCGCTTGCCTGTAATCTATCGAAAATATTGCTATTTTTTGTTGCTACCAGTAATTGTACAAACTCATCATATACCGCCGCACTTGCAATTTCTATAGTTTGATTTAACTCATCTGGTAATTCTTGTTCGATATCCACAAGTTGTGTTTGTAAATCCGGTACCAATTCATTTAATGCATCATTGACACTTACAATAAATTCTTCCGTTTGTACAGGTTCAAATTGTTGATTACTAACAACATCACCTTCATTTAATCCCATTATAGCACTCATCGCACCACCCGCCAATACTCTTGGTAGTCCAGGTTCTATAAATTCGAATAATTCTTGCTGTTCCGTTGATGTAAATGGTACGTTAAAACCAAGTCGTAACTCTGTTCTGGACTCGGAAATTTCGTCAATAGATAATTTTTTATTGGCGTAGGTTCCTATCTCGTCTGAGAATAAATTTATTACTAATGTATACGTTCCTGGCGAAAGAAATAACCCTAAATCCGTTTGTGCCCGTGTCATATCGACTACTAATTTTTCTTCACGAGTACCATCAGGCAATGATAACGAACGAATGGATATAACTCCAGTACTCAATCCTACGATAGTAGTATTGACTAAATTATTTTGACTGTCGTAGAAGTGTAATTCCAAATTATCATCTGGATCAAATCCAAATTCAGCGGGGAGTCTATACTCTAAAATATCCGCATCATTTTCCGATTCAGCTAATCGTGAAATTGAAACTGACTGTGGGGTTGTTGGAATGAGTTGAACGTAATTCGGTTGCTTTGGCATAACTATTATTGTGATAAGGTTGTTTCTAATTGATCTTTTGTTTTATATAACAAAGTTAACAAATTATCTCGTTGCATTGGTTTATATCCATCTGGTATTTGCATTTGCACCGATGTTCCTTTTATATTTGACAATAATTTTGGTGCTCCAACTGTTTTTGACAGTGCAGACAATACACCAGGAGATGACAAATTGTTAATTAGTTTACCAAACAACGTAGATTTTTGTATCTTTACCAAAGTTGGAACTCCACTAATAGTCTCTAAGATTGTGTATGGAGTGTTTTCCTGCGTACTTATATCAGTTTCCACATCAGACAAACGTTTTTCTATAGAAGAACGTGGTATCTTTCGTTCTGGTTTAATACCCGTGAATTCTCCACCCGAAGATATGTACGCTTCTTTACCTGGTGCTACAGTTACGGTATTAGATTGACCTTGATCATTAGTACCACCTTGCATACTGTCTTCGATTTGTTGAATACCAGTATTGAGAATATCTATAGCATTATTTACAATATCTATACCAGGAACAGCTGCCGCTAAATTCGAAACACCACTGCCCATAGTTATCAACGAATCTTCATTAACCGTTGGAATTGGAGAAATAATATCGTCTGACGTATCCGGTGAACTGAACAATCCTCCCTCATCGGAAAATGCACTATCTTCAGGTATTTCACTTCCATCACCAGAATCAACAACATAGAAATCATCCGGTCCCGGTCCTGTTCTTACCACTGTTCCCGTTGTGGGGCTTTCCGTATTCGTAGGTGCGGATGTACCACCATTTATTCCTCGTGAGTATGGTAGACCAGTGATAGGATTTATGTTATTTTCACCTTCTTCTATTGGAAGTACTTGCGAAGGAGAGGGTTGTGAATTTCCAGGTAAAGATCCTACGTATCCACCAGGAACAGATCCAGGTCCATTTGTCAATCCCACAAAATCCAAAGCTGCTAATTGATCTTCTTCTTCAGGTGTTGTTATTTGACCAGGTGTCAATTGGCGTATACTGTCAAACCCTGCCAACTCTGAAAAGTTTTCGTCAATTTCCGCCGCTGCCTCATTCACAGCATCCAAATCACCCACCGCCGCCGCAGCTGCCAAATCTTCAAGACTAAGTAATGCGTTTAGTGCTAATTGTCGTTGTTCGTTCAACGTTCCAATAAATTCCGGCGCGGCAAGTTCATCGTCTAATTCTGTAAAGAAGTTATCCAACCGATATTGCTTGTATACATCACGTACAATGGAATTTATATAGTATTGCGGTTTGGTTAAATCCGTCTGTCCGTTTTGCATTTTTATTATTGCAACATTATTTGGTGTATAGGTAACTACATTTTGTAATTCCAATACATCCGAAGTATTCGTTGCAATTCTACGGGGTGTATAAAATTCTTTTTCCGCAGTAAATAATACTTCCTCACCATCGGATAATTGTATACGTATCGTTAAATCTTCGACTGGCGTTTGAAATGATTCATTTTCTATGTACGTCTTGTCTATATACCGAATATCCGCCATATTACTTCACCAAAAATGTAAATACTTCAGGGATAATATTAATATCAGAATTACCATTATTAATATTAATGTTAACAGAATAATATCTGTTCTTATACAATGGTATCGTATCTAATACGAAGTATGATCCTGTTGGATCACAACTGATTTTAGAAAATTCGTCGTCTGGAACTATAGTTGTTCCTGCCTGTACGTCTACAATACTAAAATACGATGATGAAGGTAGATAGTATTTATTTTTATATCGTAATGTCGCATCAAAAGTTTTCGGTGGATATTTGTCTCGTACAAACAATCGTATTCGTTCTTTTGATCCACGAACATACGACTCTTGTACGTTTTTCGGTACCACAGAAATATCGAACGTATTGGGTATAGCTTTTAACACTGACCCTGTTACAAATGTAGAATCGTCCCAAGCAATTTGTAATGTAGGTTGGTGTATAGTGTGTGTTTGTTTTGAGAAAAACTTAATGTTTCCAGCATTTTCTTGATCTACTTCCGAAGAACTTACAAACTTTATCAACAAACCATTCCATTCCAATGATTCCGATACTACAGGATGTAGTATATCAGTTACATCGATGTGTAAATCATTTAATGGGTATTCATTTAATATAACACTTTGCGATGGTTCTTCTGCGTACGGTGCCCCATAACTCCAAGATACAGATTTAGTAGATTGTCTCCAAGTTGCTCCATCACCCGCATTTTTAGATTGTTGTACAAAATATCCACTACCTTCTGTCCAAGGTGATGAAATTTTATGTATTTGTATCTCTTGTGAGTACGGTAATTTCGTAGCGTTTGCAATTTTTAAACTTAGAAAATATCTAGGGGTTAACTCAAAAAATGAGGAACTATTAGATATATCAAAACTTATAGCTGTTCTAGCTGCACTTCCCGAATATGCAATTTCCAAATCTTCGGGTTTTGCAAGTTTTCCAACTTCAAGTATTTCATCCAATCCCGCATTGTTCGTTGGATACCGTTGATACAAAGTTGTGTCTTTAGAAGCAGTTAAAAATATTCTCATTGTCTTGCCGTCCCTACAATATCCGTTTCGGGATATCGTATTTCAAATACACATGGATCTAATGATGGATATACAACGTCATCAACCGTTGCTTCGTTAATATCATAACGATAGTTTTGATAATCACGACCGTCTTTGAAGAAATATTTATTTACAATTTCAAGATTACTTATACTTTGCACACCTTCTTGTGCAACTATTAACACACGTAATTCTGCCAACTTTATCGGCTGATTTATCTGCCATTTACGTACATTGAAATAGTTACGAACTGCATCAAGACACACGGACAATACATCTTGTAAATTGTATCCTTTAAAAACGGTAATGTCAAAATTTACACCAACGTTAACAATAAACGCGTCTAGTATATTTACTTGGTCCGTCAACATTCTATATTTTGATAAATATGATTGTATATTCTTTTTAACCAAAGAATTCAGTGTTGTCAATTTACCATTCTGATTATATCCCAACACATATAAATTTATAGCGTTTGGTTTTGGATTGTCTTCAACATACAACCGATTCGTATCTTCGTCTTGGTCTTGAAGATTTATATCAGGTGGTAATGCTTGAATTTTATTTTGTTGGTTGTCTGATACAGCGAATACTTTCGCAGCAGCCCCATATTTTGATGGCATTGCTAATACACGCCCTTCGTAGTCTTCACGAGTCACAACACGATTCTGTGCATTCAAAAACGATAATGCACGTTGACGAATTTCTTCTACAGTTTCACCGTCCAATCCACCTGTTGCTGGCATTGCATTGAATACCGAGACTGTAGATCGTATGTCATTGAATAACACCAATTCATCTTGACTAAATTCCGTAGTATCATTTAGTATATTAAGTACACCAACTTCTGTTATTGTTCCTGATGCGGAGTTTGTTTCTATTCCACCACCAACCGAGTATTCTACCGTCAATGTAGTATTTGCTGGTGCCAATCCAAAGCTGTCTGTATTTAAGAAATCTGTGGTATCCAATGCCACACTTGCAAGATTTGTGGTAAAATCTTCGTTTGCGACTCTTCGTGCATCTAAGGAAACAATTTCTTCCGAAATATTACCTTGTCCCGAACCAAATACCAACTGAGTTCTTTTTTCGTTATTTATTCGTGTCACGAATCTACGTGGAACGGTTTTAAATTTTATAACGTATGATGGATTTGTAGATTCCGATTCGGATGACGTATATGTAACTTCTTTGTCATCAATAATAGTATCTTGTGCAAGATACTCAACCTCATACCACAGGTTTCCTTCGGAATCGGTGACCTTGGATATAGAGTTTACATTTTCATCACCCAAAGTTATGGTAGAAAATTTTGATGGGTCACCAAATGTAAATGATTGTGTTCTTAATTGACCCGCAGTCACCTTCACGGGTTTTGTTATCAAATATGTAGTAATTTGTAAAGTTTGGTCATCTATTTGATATGGTTGAATAGATCTGTTTGTGGGGTCGGCAAAATCTACAAGTTCTACACTTCTAAATGATACAATTGTTTCTCCCGTTGTGGAGAATGTGGAATTTCTATCAATTTTTAACATATAGGTAGGATCCGGTATAAATCCATCATCCGGTCCCTTTGCTGGTACTATCTGTGATATTAATAATTCCGTGACTGATGGTATTATCAACTTTGGTTTGTATCCAAAGGCCTGTGCTATGTTAATTATGTTCTTTTCTTCTTCCGCATATACCAATAAATTTTCTTTAAATTGATTATCCACGTAAAATGACAATACATCACCAACGTACGCTGCCATTTCCAACATTATCATACCAGGATTAGACTCGTTAAAATCCGTCCATGTATTGGGATAATATTGTTTTGTAAATGTTATTAAGTCCGCTTTGAAGTCTCTAAAGTTCTTGTTTAGATATTTGACTTCTTTTGGCGTAACATCATTTAGTTTTCTAATAACACTAGTGTTTAATGACATACGTTATCTCAAATTGTTGTTAATCTTCCAGAACTGATTAAACTTCCACGAGGAACATCACCAATTGTTACCTGGACGGATTGTACCGATAGCGGATTATTGACAAATCCATACTGCACGTATAATAAAATACTGTTGTCGTTCAAAAATGTATCTTCGTTTAGTACTTCCACTTGTTGGAGTCGCAGATATGGCATCCATTGGCTTACAGCATCTAGTACATATTGCTGTGCTAGTTCTTGTACATTTGCTGTTTTCTGCTCAAATAATAATTTTGGAAGATCACAACCAAATCCAGGATTACCTACTCGTTCTCCCTTCATAGTCAATATTAAATTAATAAATTTTGACTTTTCGTTTTCTAACGCATCCGTTGTGGTTGCGAAATATCCCCGGGAGGACCGATTTAGTGGTAGGGGTGAACCCAGATATACTGTTTTTGACATAGGTTATTTGGCAAGTCCCAATTTTTTCATAACTTGACTATAATCTCGATTTATTGCTTCCATTGCTGGTTTTACATTCGGATTGTTAACATCCACATTTGCATTTTCTGGAACTATCATGCGATTGGTTGTTGCCGATAGGGTATCTCCCATTCGCTCCAATCCCATCATACTTGCTAATTTTGAACGGTCAATTTGTGGTTTTTTGGTACTATTTGATTCGGTAATTCGTTGAGTTCCTTTTATTTCTGCTATAGCTTCATCCAAAATATTAGGAAGTAACTTACGAACGGTTTTTTCCACAGATTCTTCTATCTGTTCTCTTACCAATTCTTTTACATACGCTCGAAATAATGCCTTATCCATTTCTATCTCCTTGAAAATTATAACCTTTGAGCCCTTTACTTAAATATCAAAAAACTACAATTTATAACGATTTATATGTACGGAGATATATGATTTAATAAAGTTGTTACTTGTCTACCGTATGGATGTACACCATCGCTAAGTTCACCTACACGAACAGGTGGTACTACCGTCGCTCCCGTAAGTCTTGTTTGTATTAATTGCTGATACTGTATATATTTGTTTTTTAATGGTGTTACTTTGGTTATTAAGTCCTCGTCGGTTATAATCCTATCTCCATTAGCATCTACATTTCGATTATACGGTCGTCGTGGATATTTCAATACATTCATATCGTTTGCCGTATCATATCCCGTAACTACGACTACTTGCGCACCAGTACTCCGAGCCTTATCTACCATTGCTTGTAAAGCGGTGAGTGCTTGTTGGGGAGTTGGTCCGGAGAACATATCGTTTACTCCACCATAGATAACAATTTTGTTATATCTGTTTCCAGCATCCAATCGTTTAAACAATTCCGGTTTCATCCAGTTAGTTAACAATTTACCACCAATGGCCATTATTTCTACATTTAAATCTTTTCGTGAATCTTTAAATCTAACGGACCATGTACTTGTTTTTTGATTTTGATACAAATCTGCCGTAATAGAGTCACCAACTATCAAAATTTTATTACCAGATTGTACCTTTGTAGTTGTGGGTGTGGATGTAGGCGCTCGTTCTACCATAGGTGTAGGTGTTGGTATAGGTGCTCCATTAGATATAGGTGCTGCCGTAGGCGTTGGTGTAGACGTTGTTCCCGTAGGTGTTGGTGTAGGTGTTGTTCCAGTAGGTGTTGGGGTAGTCGTTGTTCCAGTAGGTGTTGATGTAGGTGTATTTGTCGTAGATGGTGTGGGTGTGGTGATTACCGTGTTGTTTACTACGAGTGGTGGTTGTATTAATCGTGCAACAACGGGTTTTTCGTATGTAACTGTAACCACAATATATACACCATCGATATTAGCAATTCTACTCAAAACGTCATATCTAGCTGTAGGATATTGTGCTTTGAATCTATCTAATGTAAGTGACATATTTCTGGCTGATGCCAGTGTGGATCCTTTTCCAACACCAACTATAAAATTATTTATATTATTTAAGTTTAAAAATTGCGTTATATTAGCATTTAATAGATCAGTTCGTTCTTTTTCGGCGACAGTCATATTATTAACAACTGCAGAACTTTTTATATCAGCACCTACTAACTGTCCGTTCAATACGTTCTGTGCGGATTGTATACCACTCGCAGCTCTATCAACCAAAGACCTTGCACTATCTATTTTATTCAGCGTAGCATCTCGTAAACGTTTAGCTTTTTGTTGTGCTTCTCGTATTTTTAATACTTTAGAATTTTGCGATGCCGCGGCCGTATCAATCCCTGCTTCAATTTGCCGTTGTGCTTTATTTACACTAGAACGAACACGACGTATTTGGTCAAATGCTTGATTTGTAACAGTATCAATTGCAGCATTTTTTGCCGCAATCACCGAGTCATATCGTGCAACAGCTTCGGCAAAAGCTTTTCTAGTGTTTGCCATTGCTTTTTGAAATGCGTCACCTTTTTTAGGATCTCGTATTTTTTCTTTAGCTTGTTCTCTGGATTGTTCTAGTGCTACCTTCGATGCTTTTTGTGATGCTTTTTTAATTTTATCTACCAAATCTCTAATTTTCATTCGTAAGTTAGATTTTCTAACATTGAATGTTGGAAGTTTTGGCAACTTCGGCATTTTCAACTTACGTGGTATTTCTCTGAACTTATTAAGTAATTTTAGAAATTTATCGTAATTATCAGAAAATTTTTTCTGGAGTTCTTGTTTTTTCCGACGAAGTTTTCTCCAAAGTTCATGCCGTTGTTTGTACAACTCGTTGATTTGTTCCAATCTAAGTTTTATTTGATCATATTTATTGGAAAATTCTTCAAGTTTATCTTGGTACTGTCTTATTTTGTCACCGGTAGCATCGGTATTTGTTAAAGCTTGGATTTTAGCAGCCAATGCTGTTATTTGTGCTTCTGTTTTATTTAACTGACTTGTTAATTTTGTTTTTTCCAATCCCAACGCAACTATGTCCTTTGCAGCTTGGGCTGTTTGTTGAGTTAGTGGGTCTACACCCTTCAATAAATTCTTCTTTGCGTTTGATCTACCTGTTGACCTGTTCCTACTGTCACCCGTTTCAACTTGCGTATTAATACTTCGTCTTCGTTGAATAACATTATCAATAATTTCAGGTTTAAAATTTGATAATTCTGTAGAAATACTATTCGATGTTTCTTGTTGTTTAAGTTTGTTCGATATATCTCGTAATGAATCCGGTACCGCAACGTTCTTTGCTTCTTGTTGTCTCGTTAATGCTACGATATTTGTTTTTGTGGCATTAGTTAAATCTGGCATTTTACTGACCGTAGTCTGTGCCAGTGCCAATACATTTCTAACTTTATCAACGGATGAAAAAATTTTATTTAATGCCATAGTAATTAAATTTGAATACCATTTCCAAATAATCCAGACGAAGATTGTGTCTTTTCATTCAACTTGACTACGTGATTATCGTCGGATGACCATCGTGCATTTATTGGCCCAGGTACCACAAGGTATCGCATATATGTCATCCACAATCTAGCTACCAATGCAGGATTTACTGCTCCAGTTGGTCCTAACACTAATGGTTGTGTACTGGTTAACACTTTTAGTAATTCCAAAAAGAATTTTTTCAACGTACTACCCATTACAATAGGTTCCGCTCTGTCGTTATATCCACCGAGATATGTTTCATTACTTCGAATGACGACATATCTACCAGCATCGATATTGACATCCGTTCCACCGGCAAAAAATATATCAGACTTAGCCTTACCTATCATATTTTGCTTTGCCAGTAATGTCATATCTTGTAAGGTTCGTTCTGTGATTGGTCCTTCCGAATCAATCGTTACCCCTTGTCGTAAAGAATTCATATGAATTCCTTCTTTACTGAACAAATATATGGATTTTAACTTGGAGTTTAATGTAACTGTATCAGAATTAATAAGAATCTGTGCGCCATCAAACGAGGTGGGTTTTGATACCATAGAAAACAAAAATGTTTCACTCTTTTTTGTTGCAGGAGTGAATGGTAACACTTCGTCAGAAGTTAGATATATTGATGTCGCGTCGGAATCTAAGTTTTCGATGGTTAGTGATGATTTTTTATCCTCAACCTTGCCAGAATCCTTCGCTTGTCCAGTTCGTAATACAATGTTGGGTGATTGTCTTGCAGATGATTCGTGTAGTTGACTTGTACCAAATCTGATACTGTGACCATAACGTCCTTGATATACCACATCACCTTCAAAATTTTTTACCGATTGTATCTTTTCAGCCTCTATGAATTGATATCCAGGTTTATTTTTTATTTTTGATGGTGTTTTGTATATACCTTCCCTAGCTTCTCGTTGTCTATTTCTTATTTTACTAGGTTGTGCAGCCTCTACCATATCACCCAACAGTGGTCTTGCATTTTGAGTTATATGTCTGTCTACATTTAACGGACCTACATAATAATATTTACCCAGTGCCTTAAATACTAGTACAAACTCTCCAACCAATGGGAATGTAGATTGGTATGGATTGAGAGGATCTGCTTCGTATAAGTCCTTTCTTCTCGTTACTTGGTCAAGTTCCAACAATCTAATTTTAGCACGACCTGATGTTTTCGCTGCTAATTTGTCATTACGTATATTATTACCGGAGCCTTCTTCATTAATAATGATAGATTCTACCTGTGCAACTCCATAAATAAACGGTTGAGTTGTAACACCACCCCCTGTATTTTGTCCAGGTTTTTGTGTTGCCAATCCAGATTGTCTGTTAGTTATTCGAAATCCACCGGGAGTTGTCATTTTTTAACTCGGTTTGATGCGGAAAATATCGCATCATCCAATTTATCAGATTCGTCTTCAATTTGTTGTAATTCTGCGTGTAAATCACCCAGCAATGCTTGCTTTTCCGACTCACTCAATAATCCGTCTATGTTTTCACCCTTAGATACAGCACCGACAATTCGTTGAGCAATTTGTGCAACTCGCACCAAATGTTCATCGTTCTTTACATTGACTTCTATAAAATCTTTTATAATAGGACCAATAACGGCAGCATCTTCTGGTGTACGTATGAGCATAATTAACTTGGAAACAAAGGAGTTAATTTGCTGTCGTTTATTATCTGTATTTTTGTAAATTTCCGAGAAAAGGTCCGATAGTGTTTTCCCGTCAAATATTTCTTTGTCCAAACTCATAAAAACCTCCAATTACTATATTATAAATAGTTAGAGGTTATTTTTTGAATGTAAAATACGTGGATGGATCAGATATATGTCCAGTTCTACGAAATTCTTTCATTTTTTCAAATACATGACCTTTCATTTTATTGATAACCTTTGTTATGTGCGAAGTTTTATGATTGGTCATCTCACGTATCATCAAATACAATGCTTTTTTATTAAAATTTTCAATCCCATCAACCCGTCGTAACAATTCGACAACGGCAGTGGCAATTTCAACATCTCGTTTTTTCTTAAATATTTTAGTAAGATTGAAATCCCAATACTGTACCAGTATATGAATAAAATCTCGCATGTCGCTTTGAATTTCTTCTTCTTCCGGTTCTGATATTAATGTTTCTTCCAATGAAAACGTTTCGTCAATCTTGTCTACCAAATACACAGAACGTTTTTCTTCTTTGTATGCATTGTTATTATGCAATATTAAATAATTTTTGGCTATGACGCTGAAGTAGGAAAATGCCTTTCCCTTACCTTCTGTAAACTTATGTAGATTTATAACCAAAAAGGAAACCACCTCTGCTTTAACTTCTTCAAAGGTGCCTTCCATATAAGGAAACTTAAATCTGTTAATTACGTTTTCTGCCAATTTATCAAAGGGTGCTTGTATATACTCTCTATATACTTCTTCCCGTTCGTCCATGTCCGTTGCTTTGTTGTATTTTATAATCGCATCTTCTGTTTCTTGTGTAAAATACACCTTACCCAACGCTTTCTTTGCTTGTTTCACCATCAATTATACTCCCATATAAAACTGGACGAAGGTCGTTAACAATGTCTGTTAGTTGTGTGAATACTTCACCAACTTCATCATCCTTCTCAAACATTTGTTTTTCATCTATAGTCCGCATTAGTTGTAATGTTATTTCAAGACGAGAATAAAAGTAATTAACTGCTTCTTCCAATGATGTGATTTTATTAGATGCGTTAAATGCAGCATATCCCAATAAAACATTAACAATTAAACTTATAATTAAAAATACTATCATATTTTATTTTGTAGTTTATATTTGGAAAAAGTTTTCATGTACTCACGGATACTCGTACCATTGGCATCTGTCAATCCTGTCCAATCATCCGTTGAAAAATAATTGACTACGCTCTGAGAACCTCCCAGATGTGCTGCGGCAAGTATACCAGATCGTGTTACTTGTACTCCCTTTACGACTTTACCATCATACTTCTTAATAATAGAATTCAATTCTCTGTTGTTCTGTCTCATATATGCCACCATAACAGAGTCTTGTAATTCTTCATTTTGTAAAAATTCTTTCTTTGTAACTTTGAAACCTAATCCTCGTACTGTGTTTGGTGAAAATTGATACTTACCCATCATCCCAAATTTATTGACAATATTACGAGTATTATTACTTTCTCTATATGCTATATGTTTCAAAAATTTCTCAAGTTCCGTTGGTTGTGATTTCACAACACGATTTGGTACATGAATTTTATTATTTTCTGCTGCGAATAATACCGCGACTGTTAGTAGTACTATTACGAGATATCTCATATTTTCTCCTTAATTAAAGAAGATGTGGTTTTGCCTCCGCAATACCAGCGTTGGTTACCACACAAAAATTTGGTTTAAAGTTTTCTATTGATTCTGCACCAGCATATGATAACGCTGACCGTAATCCATCTAACAAACCTTCAATTACAAATTTTGCTCCACCCTTGAAAGGAACAATGGTGGATTCACCTTCTACGTTTCGTTGTACTTGACCGTGAACCGTTTTTGTTTCTAGTGATGCTGCTCCACGATATCTTTTATATAACCCGTTAGATTTTTGAACAATTGCTCCAGGCGCCTCCGTGGTTCCCGCCAGAAGTGAACCCAGAATAACCGATTGAGCTCCCATCGCTAATGCTTTAGCAATGTCCCCGCTTGTACGAATACCACCACACGCAATTACAGGAATACTTACTACCATCGAACAATCATACAATGACGTAACATTTGGTACACCGAATCCTGTTTTAATTCGTGTAGTACAGAGGGAACCCCCACCAATACCAACACGAATTGCATCTGCTCCCCAATGTTCCAAATCAATGGCTGCTTCTGTAGTAGCTACGTTTCCTGCGACGATATCAACGTGAGATGGAAGATGTTTCTTTAAATTTTCTATAGCATCTTTGACAAACTTGTGATGTCCATGTGCTACATCTATTAAGATAACATTGGCACCCGCCTTTGTCAACTCTTGTGCCCGTTCTAAATAATCACCATTTGCACCGATTGCCGCCATAACAGGAATACCAGCCATATATTTAAACGTATGTATATGTACTTTATTTACTTCCTGCGATTGCTCTTCAATATTCATAAACCGATGAATGCATCCAACGCCACCCAAATCCATCATCGCAATAGCCATTTCCGACTCACAGACAGTATCCATTGGTGAGGCAATGAATGGTACCCCAATACTATAATTAGTTGTTAACTTAGTAGTAAGGTCAATTTTTGAACGTGACTCAATCTCCGAATACTTAGGAATTAACTGTATATCGTCGTAGGTGTACGCCGTTTTATCATTTCGTAATCGTGTCATATAACTTATTTTGCTCCCTCTGCCGATGAATATCTTTCACATGTACTATTGACCACTCTTCTTCCGCCGGAAGATGTGCTTCTAGTTTGTGTCCTACAATACGTTCGTGAACTTTTCGTTCCCATTTAATATCTGTAGAATTTCTGTATAATCTTCCTTGATAATCGGGAAACATAACCCACCCCTTATCATTTAAACTCCAACCCCACTTCCGAACATCGTCGTCTGTAAGGCCGTTGACTACGTTAACACGGGGTAACCAAAACAAATCTACCGTTGGATTATGTCCTGTCAAGTCATGTAGATAATTTAACAAATTTTCGTTTAGAGTTTCATCCGCATCAATTTGACAGATATACTCTCCCCTACACAAAGAATTCAAATAATTTTTATGCTCGGCAAAATCACCTTCAAATTGTCTGTAATGTAATTGAATCTGATCTGTGTCGGCGTATCTAAATAATAGATTCTGTGTGTATGTGTCGGTTGAATTGTCATCCAGTACAACTATTTCATCTCCCGTCTTTTCGCAAAACGGTATGAGTTGGTCAAATAGTTTTTGTATGTATTCACCTTCGTTGTGTGTCGTAACCGCAAAACTTATCATAGTAACTCCCAGTATTTGAATAGAGCTTTTTCTTTAGCTTTAGCTTCCAAGTCTACATCGAACGTCAAACCAAAATCATCAATCTTATTGAACACATAGTCTGCATGTGCACGTGGATTACCAGACACACCCTCGTTGAGATTCTTAGATTCACTATAGTGAAAGAGAGGAGTTGTGTCCCACGTAAATGCAGACAACACTGCTGCTTCTTTTGTAGTCAAACCATCTTGGTGAAACTGATGATGGAAGTAGTCGAACGTTATCGGTGTGTATATTTGCTTGTATATCTTGTCGTATAACTGTTGTACAGAGAATGCCGACGCCTTGTCATCGTTCTCGACAACCAATCGTTTCTTACAATTGTCAGACAATCTATCGAAAGCTCGGAGCCAACGATTGATAGTCTCGTCGGAATAATTCATACCAACATGGATATTAAGTGGATTGTAATGTGTAGCAGACAATCCCATGAGGTCAAATACAGTTGAATGATTTTCCAAGTCATGAATAGCATTATCAACAACATGTGGTTTGTCCGACCCTAGTTTGACAAAATGATCAGGATGTGCGGAAACACGTTGTTTGGTAGCATGAGCAATATTACCAGCTTGCCGTAGTGTGGATGAAATCTTATCGTAGTCAGGAAGGTCAGTAAGTTGGTACTTACTGTTCCACGGAAATATACCGGATGACATACGGAACACTCTGATATTTTGCTGTGCGTTCCACCGTATAATTTCTACCAAATCTCGTGCATTTTGTAGTGCTAGCTCCGATGCATATTTGACACCACGTTGCTCAAATGTACGTTGAATCATACCACGATTGGTCGTAATATTACGAGACGATTGTAGAGTAAGATTGATACAACAATAGCCGACATTGTGTGGCATAAGTATTACCGTATTGAGGTGAATAAAAATACGCTAGTATATGAAATATACACCAGCGTATCAAATTTGTCAAGTACTTAAATACTATTTTAAACCATTTCTTTTTGCCCACCATTTTTCCAAAACATCATCTGTCTCTGCCCGTGTCATATACTGCGGAAACGGGTCATCCGTAGAAGTAGTGACTTCTATAGATTCGTTCGATTCTGGCGTGGTTTCTGCGGATTCTGGCGCGGGTTCTGGTTGCTGTTCCTCTACTTCTATAGATTCCTCTATAGGATTTTCATTAAATATAGTTAATTTCGTTGGTTCTTCAACAACATCACCTCGTTTAACCAAGAAATTATAAGCTAATACTAGACAAATAGATAATGGGTCAAATACAAACACTATAATTAATATAAACCATTTAACAACCGTATCCAATGAAACACCAATAGCTTTGGAAATATATACAAATGTTCCAATATCGGAGTTGGTATTAATATCTACTTCTGTCATCAAACTTTTTGCTTTCAAACTATCTCGTTGTGCAGACGTTTGATTAATTTCCTTTTGTAACTGTGTTGCGGTTTTATTTAGTTCCGTCAAACTGTTTTGTGCTGACCGGATAGATGTGTTCGAACCTGTAGTGCTTTTACTGATAAGATTGTCGATACGATTTTCCTGCTGCCCACGTAATGAAATAATCTGGTCAAGTCTTGTGGTTTTTCGTTTAATCTCTTCATCCAACGTGGTTACTTGCGAATTTAAAATTTGAATATCAGTACTCATCTTCAATGGTGTAGCCGCAACTTTCGCATATGCCGATGACAGATACCCATAGATACCAGCAGAAGTTATTAATATCAATATTACGGTTGCAACGGACATGTATGTTTTTAATGCTTTTGGAATTTCATTCCAATAACGATATAAGAACGAAATACCAACTAATTTTCCCAGTTCCAATGCACTAGCCATTATCATCGCAGATACTGCCGCACCCGCAAATAACGTTCCAATACCCGTTACGGAAAACAACGCAGCACATCCCGCAATTGTTAATGCAGAAAATGATATTAATGTTTTAAAATCAAAAAATTTACTCATATATTCTCCCAACGAAAACGGGCCGGTCCTATATTAGAAACCGACCCGTGTAATTTCATTTGTTCTCCCAAATGCTAGAGGTTTGAGCCATGAACATAACCGATATAGATCACCTCCTAGTTAATCGGTTATATGTGAATGACAAGTACAAATTAGACAGCTACACATCATTCTGACCTCCTGTTAGTAATTGTGATTACTTAATCATAACCTTTTTTGTTTCTGGCTCCTTCGTCAACTTTTGGATTGTAATTGTAAGTAACCCATTATTGAACTTCGCATCTACATCGGAAACATCCAACTGGTCACCTAACTTGAACGATCGGCTGAAAGCACTGCGCTTCAACTCACGAAGGAGATAAACTGCTTTATCAGTTTGTTCGGTGTGTTGTGATGCCTTACCAGAAATAGTGAGAACCCCATCTTGGACAGAAATATCAATTTCGTCCTTTTTATATCCCGCCAATTCTGCCTCAATTACTACAGAATCGTTTTCAGAAATTACATTAACCTTTGGATATGCTGCTTTTCCAAATGGTTCAACCCCAAGATTTTGATAAATGTCGGGGAAACTGTTTCGTGCGATTTCATCAAACACCTTATCAAAGGTAGAAATGAAATTATCACGAGAATTCAAAACATTGGTTCCAAATGGGCGTAAAACTAAACGAGTCATAATTGACCTCCTATGGTTATGTGGCCTCACCACGAGCGCCACGGAAAAAGGACTCCACCATTAAGGTGCGAGTCCTTTATAAATATAACACTAGATTGATTTCAGAGCCACCAGAGGGGCTTGAACCCCCGACCTGCTGATTACAAATCAGCTGCTCTACCAACTGAGCTATGATGGCGTTACAACGGAAGCAGAGGGACTCGAACCCCCAAGACCTTTCGGCCCGCTTGTTTTCAAGACAAGTTCCTCATCCAGCCGGGTTACTTCCAAATATAAGAATGACACCTTTCAAACAGTATTCTGTTCTTCCTGCCACCACAACAAGTGCGTCACACCTCGCACGGTGTCATTCTTATTATTACCGTGCTATCGACGTATCTGGCGGTAGGAATGTTGTATCGGTAGGTAACTTAGTTAATGTATCTGATGGTGTTGATGTACTATCGATTACAACCACCGGAGTGTCTGTACTCTTTGTTTCACCACCTGAACACGCTGTTACTCCCAGTACTGCCATAATCATAAATTTACGCATAAAGTTCTCCTTTTAAATTTTACTACATGGCAGAGGGTGGAGTCGAACCACCTACCTCCACATTATGAGCGTGGCGAGCTACCGATGCTCTACTCTGCGACAAAAACAATAAAGAGCGGTTTCACGGACTTGCACCGGACCTGTCAGCTGGTTGCCAACCGTGCTACATTACACCAAAACCGCGTTATAGGCCCACATGGAATCGAACCATGATATGCGGATCCAAAGTCCGCCGTAATAACCGTTATACTATGGGCCAATAGAGGGGTGACAATTGAGGTAGTTTCCAATTACCCAAGGATGTCGCGCGGTCTAGACCCGCTCCCCTTAACCTTTTGCAACATCCGACACGTTGCCAAGCACCTATCTCTACGTCAGATAGGTCGGACGGTAGAGTTCTGAATTTAACGTCAAATCACTCTACGAAGTTGACGAGAATATTTTAATGTTTACGTTTTCTGTTCTTCCAACGATTTCTTCGTTTCTTAGAACCTACTTTTCTACGACCTTTACCGCATTTTCGTGGATGTGGCATTTGTTTCTCCAAAGTGGTCCCTGAGGGACTTGAACCCCCGCACTTCGAATTATGAGTTCGCTGCTCTAACCGACTGAGCTAAGGGACCGATAACTACTATACAAGGGTTACTATTGAAAATGTACATAACCAGTCCGCCACCCGGGATTTGAACCCGGCATCTCCGATTTATAAGATCGGCACCTTCAACCTAGCTGGCTCGTGGCGGTTAGTGTCCACCGGCACGACTAGGCGGTGGACTGCTCACGGATTACGAGTAAGATATCATTACTACCGTGATGCTAAGTACGGCGTGCGGGAATCGAACCCGCCTTCTGGCCTTGAAAGGGCCATGTCCTAACCGATAGACGAACGCCGCATATACGGTTGAGATATTTTGCACGTTATCTCATTTAATTCCCTCGACTGTGCTTCGGGTCACCGTCATTCACTCAACACTGGTAATATACATAGTTTGTACCCCATTGTCAAGCGTCTTTTGTTAAGGATTGATTAAAATCCTCTGTATGCTACTATATTTTTTATTTTATTATCCACAATTTCGATTACGTCTACAACATTAACACTTGTTCCATCCAAGACAACTAAAATTTCATTAATAGAACGATTTGCTGTAATTCCTTTTGTCTTTACTACTATTGCAATTTTTTCAAACTGTTCAAATAACTTTTTATTTGCTTCAATGACTGCAGACTTACCTTCGAAGATAGACGAATTCCATTCATTTAATGAAACATCATCGTGATATAGTTCCGACAATCGTCCTATATTTTTTTTGGTAAATGCATCGAAGTATTCATTTACTATATTATCAATTATCATGTACATTTCCCCAAGAGGTTACTATTTCTTCAAGTTTGTCATAATTGGAAAAAACTTTTCTGTAGTCTATTTTTCTACGTATTTTCTCATACAGATGTTTTTCTTCAAAGTTAAACTTTGTTATTTCATTTAAGATAGGCAAATATTCTGCGATAGGTTTTTGAAATAATTCATATTTTAACGTAATACATTTTTCTGGATACAATTTCAATAGTTTATTTTTGTATACGTTATAATTTTTAAACGTTTCTTTAAACGAAATTAATTCATTATCAAAAAATCTATCTTGTATATCTTCTACTACATCTTCACCACGTACTAACTTTTGATTTAAATCTTGATTGTAAGAAAATATAGCGTACCAACTTGCAATGTGCGATGTAATATCATCTCGTTCGGTAAACACTATGTGGTCAAACATATCCCATTTAATATCATCAAAATCCAACCAACCCATTGTAAAATAACCCGACATGAACTTTACTGCGTAATCGTCGGTACCATACAATTTAGTTTCCACCAACTCTGGTAACTCTTCAGGTTTAACCGATTGGTCAAATAATTCGTTATAATTTTTTATATCAAACACATTCGATAGTATGTGTATCACATAAGAACTACAACTTCGTGGTGTAGAAAATACTAGTACTCGCATTTACTTCTCCATTAAATAGAGGATGAGGGATTCGAACCCCCGACCTTCTGCTCCCAAAGCAGACGCGATAACCGGACTACGCTAATCCTCTATGATGCCCTCGGTGGGGGTCGAACCCACAAAACCAGGTTTTTGAGACCTGTACGTATGCCAATTCCGTCACAAGGGCGTAAAACATTATCAATTATCATTCTGTTGTCTTGGCCGGCATGTTGAGCACCAAGACCTATTTACCTATCACCCATGTATGCCCACGGGGAGTATGTGTAGTACAGCGGGAAAGGTGTTGTCCTGCAATCGGGTGATAAGTAGTTGCAACTCTTATCTGTGTATCACCCCGAAATCGTCGGGCAATGACCACCCCTATACATCGTCGTTATTCATCCTAACCCCAGGGGGTTTTAGCTGTATTGTGGGGTGATGGGTACGATTATTCGCGTCACCACTATTACAACTCCTCAACAGAACCACTTTACAGTTTTCAGATGCCTTTCCATACGACCACTAACCGAGTAAGACTCGTCCTGCTGTACTACTAATCAATTAAGAAAATCATCACCCTTGTAATCGGGGTGCTTAGATTTCATATAATCTATTCCAGATGCCCAGCAAAGAGATAATGAGATAATACCCGCAATTATACCTAAGAACAAAATAATTTGTGCAATCATCATGACCTCGTTGGTTGTATTACATAAAGAAAAACATAACGATAGGACTTACGACATAGGACATTCCATTCGTTCTGTCTGCCTACTACCAGTGGGTTGGTGGTTATCGTTATGTTTAGAGCACGTGGCGGGAATCGAACCCGCGTCTCTAGCTTGGAAGGCTAGGATAATGGCCATTATATGACACGTGCGGCGAGGTCTTTTTTACGAAGGCCCTCATCTTCGTCGGAGTTTGCATCCGTGAACTCGGAAAGTAAACACGACGGTAGTGACGGAACCTATTTCAGTTCTTGTTTGCTACCGATTTTGCCAGTGCTGTTTCGCCCCCTGTATCAGCACTATTGGATGTTCAAGGTACGCCTTGACGACAGTTTCCTTTGAGGGAGCCACCCAAATTTAAAGATGTCAGAGGCCGGTGGCAGAACATTAGGATTGGCTCTTACTTTAAACCTGCATTATGAGGTGCCACCCTCGTCCAATATCTATCTGTTCCTTTTACGCATAACATCTTTTATTTTTTATTCAGAAAAATATTTATGCAATGTTTCCAACTTATCTTCGGCATCAACAAGCATCTGTAATGCTTCTTCTGCGTTCTTATAGAAATCACCGGTAGAATGGTCACCAATCCCAACAGGAACATTCATCAACAAGTCCAATGAGAGAAGTGCCTTCTGTCGTTCTGCTTCTGCTTGCGTTCGTAACATTTCAACTACACGTGCTTTCATAATATCCTCCTAATGTAAAGTGGACAGTGAGGGGCTCGAACCCCCGACCCCTTCGGTGTAAACGAAGTGCTCTAACCAACTGAGCTAACCGTCCTTTGTTGTCTACGAAGCCCTTTCGTAAAATGTCGGACAACTCGACTACCAAGCGCGAGTATACTTGTATACAAGCTGGGCCACCCTTGGAATTAACAGTGGACTCGGTGGGAATCGAACCCACAAGTACGCCGTGCAAAGGCGTCAGTTTCCCGTTAGCTTACGAGCCCTAATATCCATTTAAATATGTATCGGATAATACTAAATTTAAAATGTAATCTTTATTTGTCAAGTAGTATTCGTATGTTAAATCTTCATCAGATGGAATACTAATTGGTACTGCATTACCTTCTCGTATAACCGAAATTCCTAAATCAAAATCTATTGTTTCACATGTGTATTTTGTTTCTACACTACGAAACTTTGCAACAGCTTTCCACACATCCCCTGTCCATATACCACCTCTTGCTACTTCGTCTGGTTGTGGATTGCGTTGCATCAATTCCGACCACGGTTTTGTATCGTGTAGTAAAATTGTACCACCTACATTTAGGTGTTTAATACTATTGTATATATCACGTAATACTTGGTCTGCGTGATGCAATCCATCGATAAACACTATATCATATTTCTGCGTAATGTGTTGTTCAAAAAACACATCGGACGTATATGGATATGTTATAAACGATGGTACATCTGGTTTTGAAGGGTCACCACCATTTGGATCTACTCCGTGTTTTGTTTCACATATAACTTGACGAAATGTATTTCCAGATGAAATTCCAATCTCTAAATAATTTTTATAATTATTTTCACTAACTAATTTATTGATTAAAAAACTTGTATATGGTATATTCATATAATTCTCCGTATAAGCGGATGGCGGGGCTCGAACCCGCGACATCATGCTTGGCAAGCATGTACTCTACCAACTGAGTTACACCCGCAACATCTTAATAAATAGTGCTCCGAGTCGGAATCGAACCGACAAGCCTTTGGGGCGGGAGATTTTAAGTCTCCTGTGTTTACCGATTTCACCATCGGAGCAAATTGGATGATACTACATCCTCTCATTTTATAGAGAAGAATCTACCTATTCTTCATGGTGCCATCCTCACACATGTTTTCCATTCACGAGGGCGTGCTTACGGTATCTTCCCATGCACCGTTGTAGTGGTGTCTCACGTAAGGGCCGATAGAGAAATAAATCGTGTGGACGCGGGAACCGTGTTCCGACCGCGGGTAGATTCTACAACAAATGCCCCCAGTAGGACTTGAACCTACAACTTACTGGTTAAAAGCCAGCTACTCTGCCAATTGAGTTATGGAGGCGTTGTGTTTCTGTTGTCAAACATCGTTTCGTTTCACTCAACACTAGTAATATACATCATAGAGTTACTGTTGTCAAGGGGGTCGTTATAAATAGATATTAATTATATTTTAATACATTATAACGGAAGGTGAGGGATTCGAACCCACATGACCGATTAAGGTCGTCGGTTTAGTAGACCGGTGCAATACCATTATGCGAACCTTCCAAACTTTTATTCAAAATCTTTATTCCAAATTTCTTTTGTATCACTATAGTTTGCATTCAAAGATTCCAACGAACGTTCCGTATAGTGAGATTGGAACCACCCCGAACTATGATGTAACATCATTCGTGAATATCCTTGAAATTGTATCTTTGTTACAGGAAGTTCATTATTTTGAAATTTATACAATAACATACCACCCATGTGATAATTTATATGTATTTTTGGAACATCTACAATACGTACATCTGTACCCTGTTCTTCGATACGAATTGCTTTTTGTGGCCAAAACTTATCAAATGGTTCCGATTCATGAAAGTTATGTGTTGGAAAATATGCAGTTGACCAATTAAATTGACAAACGTCTGCTGCTCTCCGTGACATACCAACAAAATCATTTCTAATTTTCATCTGTGCCGGTGAAAACGTTATATGATTTTGTTTTTTTCTATAATCGTCTTCTGGTAATCTACGTTCTTCAATTTTTACAATAAACTCTTGTCGTCTAACAGTTTCTTCATCATAAAAATCAACACGATCCGGTTGCTTTATAAGATATTCTGTTCCCTCGTATATTATACTTGGTGGCCAAGCATCTCCAGCCAGAGAAATAAATATCCCCGGTTCTACCTTTTTTAATTCATTTAATGAGTTTAAACATGAAGAAAAATCTTGTAAAAATTCACTATCGGTGTCTGTGTGAAATATCCAATCTGCATCGAAAAAATTATTAAGTTTAGCATAATCATATAAAATATTCATATGCATACCTATTCGTGAAAACCAATCATAGGATTTTATAATTTCTAATGATTTTATTGGTAATTGTAAATCATCAATTGTATGTAGAGATACCACATCATCCAATTCAAATTCTTTGATTCGTTTACGAAGTAAACTATCTTCCAAATTTTCAATTTTATACGTTGTCAGTAAAACAACCTTAGTTTCAAAAAATGGAACTACATACTTTTTGAGTGAAGCAAAATATAAATTAAGATATTTTGTTTCTTCAGGTTCGTTTAATTTACCACAAACAGATAATATCAATACCTTCATAGTAATCTCCAAAAACGGAACATACGAGAGTCGAACTCGTCCTTACAGCGTGACAGGCTGTCGTCCTAACCGATAGACCAATGCTCCAACCTACATTACTTCGTAACTTCTTCGTACAATGTTTCAAACTCTTGATGTGTTGCTACTTCATCAGCAAAGTTCTGCCTGTGATATACCTTTGCTAATTTTGAAAAAACCTTTTTACTCAAATCCAACTCTTTACAAATATCACCCTTGATATTCTTTTGCAAATCTCGTTCCGCGTCAACACGAGTCATCGATGTACTCATATCTTTTAATGCAGCAGTTAATTTTAACTTATCATTTGGTGTCATCTTCGATAACATTATAACCTCGTTGTTTTATATTGTCAAGTATTTGTAATTTTTCTTTTTTGGAAGAGTGTTTCCAATTCTTAATTTCATCAATAGTACGAAAACATCCAACACAAACATCGTCGTGTAACTTACATATCTTTATACATGGGGATTTTACATCCATCGAATTATACCAAGTACATCAATCAACAACCACACAGAATTTACAATAACCATTGGATAATCATGCTTATTCCAAAAACTATGTAACATACCACCATGCCCAAAGAAAAATAATGCGTAGGGTATTGCTGGTGGTGCATTAGGAATTCTTCCCGCCAGCATGATACCACCAATAATCAGTAATATAACTGCCCACCATTTTCGTTTAACGATTTTGTGTTCTTCTGTTTCTGATAATGATTTTGGCTTTGCAAACAAAATGTCCTTCATATAATCTCCAATAAAAGGTGCGAGCCAGATTCGAACTGGCGTGGGATTTCTCCTAGAGTTTTGCAGACTCCTACTTTCAGCCACTCAGTCATCGCACCAAATTAAAGTTTATGTGACGAGGAGTTGAACCTCTTCGCTTGCCCAGCGCATGTGTAGAATTGAACTACATTACCGGGGTATTTCACCCGATGCTCCAAATAGCTATCACATAAACTTACAGCACCCCCGGAGAGATTCGAACTCCCGACCCACTGCTTAGAAGGCAGTTGCTCTATCCACCTGAGCTACGAGGGTATAAGTCCGCATCCTTGGAGTTGAACCAAGTACCTCTGCTTTATCAGAGCAGCGTGCACACCACTTACACCTGATGCGGATATGGGAGTGGAAGGATTCGAACCTACTAGGCCTCTCAGCGACAGATTTACAGTCTGGTGCAGTCCTCCAACTCTGCAGCACTCCCTTATTTACGTACTACCAATTCTACAATTGCCCATATTAATCCGATGGCAATGGCAATACCATCACGATAATCAATAACTTGTTCACGGCGTAAAATCCAATGCCATGTTAACCATGTCCATCCAGGTAAAAACAAAATTCGCCAATACGACCATCGTACATGATCCCATATTGTTTCAGATAATGTATCACGATGTCCGTGAGGTAATGACAAAGCTTCTATGATTAACGCAAAGACGAAAACACCTAACCATATTTTACGAAACACTTGTGTGGTTTTAGTTTGTTCTGCCATATTGTCTCATTTAAACTCTGTAAACATAGCACCGATTGGATTTGAACCAACGTAAGCTCCCTTCTGAGGGGAGTGCCTAAACCACTCGCGCCACGATGCCAAACTAACACGCTCTGTAGGATTCGCACCCACACCTAGCAGATTTGGAGGCTGCTGTGCTACCATTACACCAAGAACGCATACTACTATTTTATTTGCATCAATTGTGTTGCTACTTTAAATTGACCAACTGCTTTTTCCAATTCTATTAAACTTTCTGGATACTGCTGTGTGGTTATTACTAATTGTTCCACTTGATGTGCATATTCCAATTTAGCCGATAGTTCTTGCAATTCAGATTCGGGTAATAACCCCGACAGCGTAGTTGGTATATCTCGTGCACATTGTTGAATAATTTCACATGCTCCATGTGGAACTTCATTGACTTTAAGTTTTTCTACTACTTCTTCCAACGTCTCACCGATGAATGATAACAATTGTGCTGCGTTGTTTCGCTTATGTTTATCTGTATCGGTTATATACCCAATCAATGTTACTAACGAACTTGCAACCCCAACAATCAATGAAATAGTTTCCAACATAGACTCTCCTATAAAAAGCTCCCAGAGAGGGACTTGAACCCCCGACCCGGTGATTAACAGTCACCTGCTCTACCGACTGAGCTATCTGGGAATGTTATACGATGATATATGCTTCTTCGTCGTATGGACCTTCCAAAAACACTTCTTCATGCTTTCCGTAATACCATTCGGAATTGGCGTTGAGTAAAATACGTGTAATGTTTAAATTATCGACATCATCAACACCACCCTCGTACCCACTAATAACTACTCGTTTATCTTGGTCCAACGTTTCCAATAGTTTAATTAGTTCGCTTACTTTCATAATGACTTATCTTAGTGTTGTCAAATCTTTTTGTACATCACGTTTTACTTTTTCTAACATTTTCTGTCGTTCATCATTTGTACAGAAGGGTACACTCCAAAACTGTCGTGTTTTTGCTTTAAACCATCCAAATACAAATGAATATACACCTAGAGACAATCGTAATTTTACTGCATTGAAGTATAACATGTATACTGGTAATGCTGGTGCCCCGTGTGTTAAGTATGTTCGAACTTTCTTATTTGATAAGAGTGGTTTCGGATATCCATACTTTGGAAATAGTGGCATGAATTTATATGCAAATCCTGGCGTGAATACCACATCAAAAAATTCTTCCATCAACGGTGTACATCGAAACCACCACACAGGAGAGATAATATAAATACGATCTGCCCATTTTACAAGCTCTTGATAATGTTTAATGACTTCCTTCTTTTTAATTGAAAGATCGTCTTTATACAAATCAATAATTTCTAAGTTTTCTTGACCGACTTCAATTTCTTGTTTAATGGTTTTCATAATACCATTATAACAAAAACTTTTTTTATCTGGGTGACCAATAACTATAAGGTTATTCATATTTGTTTTTAAGAGTGAGTATCTTGTACCACAACATAATAATTACTACAAAAAAATTAAATGCGTAATTCATAAGGAGTGGTATATTGTGTAGATATATAGCATATATCGTCATAAATATTTCACCCAAAAACCAAAGAACCAACATGGGCCATCCAATGTGACACCGACCATCTTTAATAGTACGAATAACTTCTGGAATCGCATTGATTGTTAACAGAAAACTTCCAATAAACCCTATCAATTCCATATTATTTACTCAAGGAATGTTGAACAGGTTTACCCATTTCGTCAACAGCAACAAATACCATCTCATCAATATTAACTATAGTTTTTTGAGTTGTCAAGTCCCTAACTTGTACTTCTAATGTGAGGGATGTTCTTCCAACCCGTTTTAAACCAATACCAATTTCTACAATATCACCTTGAAAAGCAGGAGCAAAAAAGTTTATAGCCGAAATACTTTTTGTGACTACACGTTTGTGACGCATTTCAATACCAGCATATATTGCAGCTTCTTCGTCAATCCATGCCAAACACCGACCTCCAAACAAGGTGTTATTGGCATTCAAATCACCCGGCTGTACCAACTTTCTTGTTAAGAATCTCATAAATGTTTAATTAAAATGTAATGCCCCAAGCAGGAGTCGAACCCACAACCCTCTGATCCGAAGTCAGATGCTCTATCCAATTGAGCTAT